GGGCGCTGGCCGAAGTTGGCGACCGCTGTAAAGGTAGTAGTAGCCGATCCGTCACCGATAGCCGGGAAATATGGACCATCGGTCAAGCCAGTATATGCAACGCCTTGAGATGCGTTATTTTTATAAAACTCAAGATCGCCAGTGTCAGCATCAAAGGCTACCCCAATAACGTCTCCTACTCCATAAGAGGCTCCATAGGATGCCGCAGATGCGTTGTGGTACTTGTCGCCTCCAGCACCAAGATATCCCCAACCCAAAGCATTAAATCCTGGATAATTAGGTAAGGCGCTTGCGGAGGACGACGATGATATGCCAATAAGTGCATTTGTGTTAGCAACCGACGATGCCGTTATTTCTATTTCCCAATACCACTTACCAGACTGCATACCAACGGTGCTTGTAGTGGCGTTTCGCGTTGCAGAGCTTCCATAAGCAATTTTTAAGTTGCCGTCTGACAGCGTTGAATCAGCGCCAATTGATACTGCGTTCCACGTCGCATAGTTCACCGTAGGCGTATCAGTCACCTGATCGTCCGTGGTGATCCCGCTAGGCGTCCAGTTGTTGCCGTTACCGCTGGTGTCCGTGCCAAGCGCCGCAGCCGTGCTGTTGTCAGCAAAGTCCAGATGGAAGCCGTTGGTGCCGTAGCTGCCCGTGTAGCTAATGGGCTGCCAGATGCCGTCAGCGTCTTGCTTCCCGAAGCGGCTGGGGTCGAGAGCTTGTCCGTCAATGAAGTAGACATCGGAGAGGTAGCCGTCGAAAGGGAAAAGTGTCGCATTAGGCGACCAACTTCCTATCGAATGTTGATTTGTCGTGTTTATTCGGGTGTCAGCGTTCAGTGTGGGGTAGGTAATGTAGCTAAAGTCTGTAATCCGACCACCGTTAACGTAGAGCTTCATGCGCTCTGTTGAAGTTGTTTGCGTCGTGTCTAAAACCAGAACAACGTGATACCACGCAGAAGGATCTCTAAACACGGCAGACGTTACAAACTCTCCGCCAGCGTTATTATCATACAAACGCAGTCCGTTTGGTTCAATTTCAAAGCCGGTATAGTCAGTACCCCCAGAGTTTACGCAGGTAAATATCCCCTCCCGCGCGCTAGCCGATATCCCTGCTCGTTTAATCCAAGCGCTAAAGGTCCAGGTCTTACGGTCCCCCGCAGAGGCAGGGGTACGGCTCAGATACGCATTGTCGTCATCGTTGAACCGCAGCGACTCATTAACCGTGGTCACAGCGCCCTGGGAGAACGTCACCGTGTCGCTGACACCAGCAGCCGTGATCTCGTAGACGTTGAAGTCATCGAGGGGGATGTAGTTGTAGACAACGCCAGCAGAGAACTCTGCGACAACAGAGCTGGGGACGCGGATGATTACGATGCCAGAGCCGCCTGCTTCTCCAATCCCAGTGCCGCCACCAGCTCCTCCACCGCCACCAGTGTTAGCTGCACCGGCTGTTCCATTTCCACCGCCGCCTGCACCGCCTCCACCAAGGCCACCAGCTCCGCCAGGGTGGCTAAAAGAGCTACCACCCCCACCGCCTGCACGGTAAATAACAGAGCCAGTGATGTACGACTGAACACCATTGCCTCCGTTCCCTGCGCGGGTTGAAAGGACCGCATTTCCACCAACTTGCCCAGCACCACCACCACCACCACCATGATACGCAGAGCCAAAAGTCGTCCCGTAGCCGCCGTCATAGCCCTGCCCCGCTGTGCCAGAACCCGCATAGTCCCCTAAATACCCGCCGCCTCCACCGGAACCCCCATCAGCGGTGGGAGCATAATTATCTCCTCCGCCACCACCTCCGCCAAAAGACGTAATAGTGCTGAAAACCGAATTGCTGCCGGGGTTGCCGCCGGGAGCCGGGGGGGAAGTGTTTGTTTGTGTCCCACCACCAGCGCCAACCGTTACTGTGTATGGCGTCCCTAAAGCAATGTTTAGAGCAGACTCAGCAGACGCACCGCCTCCAGATGATTCGCCAGCAACAGACGAACGATAACCGCCCGCACCGCCGCCACCGCTGTGACGAGTTGATCCCCCACCACCACCAGCGACCACGAGGTACTCGGCAGTGAAGGCTCCTGCCCCACCACCCGAAAACGTTCCTCGCTCTCTCTGCCGCTGACGGTCGCGCTGAAGCATCTTAGAAGCCTTCTCCGACGATCACATGGAGGGTGCTGCTGTCACCAGTGTTGCAGACCATCGAGAGCGTCCCCTGGGGGCGTCCCTTGGCGATGGATACCTGCTGGCTTGCCAGTACGGGATAGTCGCTCGTGGTGGCCGTAGAGGCCCCGTCAGAGACCCGTACCCACACGGTCGAGCTGCCCAGGTTCGACAGCACTAACGAACGTGCGTTCTCGGGGATAGATACGCTTGAAGAGGCATCCGTGACCGCGTTGAGCGATCCGGTGCCGTAGCCAGGCTTGAAGGTCGTCAGTTCCATGATCTGCTCCTTACGCGACCCGGAACCAGGAGTTCAGGCCGTTGCTAAACTTCAGGGTGAAGGTGTCTTCTGCCGCTAGAACGGCGGGGTTGCCGTAGATAGCCGTCGCACCGTTGAGGGTGAACGATACGCTGTTGATCTGGCGCGTCGTGTTCACGATGATCTCCATCCCGTCCTTCACACCACCAGCAGCGGGGAGCACAAGCGTCCCAGAGGCCAGGCTGGTTGCCGGGGTAAGGATGAGCCAGGTCTGGATACCGGATCCGCCAACGTTCAGCACGAAGCCGTTCGTGGGGCTCTCAAACTGGGTGAAGCTGCTGCTGTCGCCCTGGGCCGCGATGTAGGCGGAGAGGGTCGTGACAGACACCTTCCGGGCGTCACCGTTCCCCGTGTTGTAGACCGCGAAGAGATCGCCGCCTGAGAGGCTCGTAACGGTCGGCAGTTGGTTGATAGTCGGCATCGTTAGGCCCTCAATAAAGATCCAGCTCGCCCTCTCCACCAGTCTCCACAGGAGCATCCGGGATGGGCATGAAGGGGTCGTCGTAGCGCCAAGGCTTGCGCCCTGAACCACGCGGCATAGAGTGAGGCATCTGCATCTCGGGAGGCATCGCCGCCCGGCTCATGATCGTGTTGTAGCCCTGGCGTGCGATCATCTTAGTATCGGGCGGAACAGCCTTTCCATAGCCCGACGCAAGGCGCGTAGCAAGGTTCGTGATAACCGCCTCATTCGCCCAGTCAGGGACCGTCGTCTCCGTGTCAAGATCGGCGTCCTCCGGGCTCAGGGGGATGGGGTAGGCGAGGCGTAGGCCCTTCCCGTTCCACTCCGCCATCATCGCGTCTAAGCGGCGCAGGGCGGTCTGGAGATCCTCTGGCTGTAGATCGAAGACATACGAGGCCAGCCCAATCTCTTCAAAGGCTGCGGTGATGAACTGGCGCTTCGTGTAGCTCACTAGAGAGCCTCCTCGATCTTGGCAAGGAGGGTCTTCTCAGACCATCGCTTGTCGATCTTCAAACCGAGTTCTTCAGCCTTCTGGAGCATCTCCTCCTTAGTGGGAGGGGCATCATCAGGAAGCTCTTCGGATTCTACCACTGGTTCTGGCTCGATCACAGCTTCTACCAGGGAGAGGCGCCAGCCGTCAGCTAGAGCCTTCTTGTACTGCTCCTCGTCCGCCACAGCCTTGTAGCGGTACTTGAGACGGAGTCGAGGGTGCCAGTGTGGGCCGCCCTCCTTGTATACGGTATTGGGGAAGTCGATCATTTCTTCTTCTTCGCCGTCTTGGCCGATTGCTTGAATGCTTTCGCCGTGGGAGCGCCCCTCGTGCCAGGCTTCCGCATCGTCTCGCCGGAGCCTGCCTTGATGCGCCGACGCTTAGCGGCGATGTTCGCGTACAAACCAGGTCGCTTAGCCATCATTCTCTCCTGAGAAAGGGAGCGGCAGCCGAAGCCACCGCCCCCTCAGTCCTCTTACTGATCGAAGAGGAGGATACCAGCCATCTCAGGCTGCTTGCAGCAAACCCCGAAGAGGGTGTCGAGACGATACTTGATCGTCATGGAGTCGATGTCATAGAACTTCTGCATGACAAGCTCCACACCTTGATCGGTGGTCGCACGCATCACAGCGGTGCCAGCGTCGGAGGGCACTGCGAACCGGCCAGGGAGAAGCTCGAGAGCGTCCCGCTGCCAGAAGCAGTTGACGTTAGCTGCCGTGGTGTTGAGGAAGTTGATAGCTGCGGTACCAGAGGTGGAAGCCAGGTCCACGTTCTTGTACTGAAGCTCGGCATCGGTGCCGCCGCCGCCGCTGATGATAGCCGGGGAGATCGTCATCAGGGTGCCGCTGTCCACGGAGATCACACGGAAGGTCTTGAGCTGACCCGTGCTGTTCTTCGTGATGTGATGCACAGCTTCCACGCCGTCGATGGTGAACGCGTCACCAGCAGCCAGGCCAGCGGTGCTGGAGATGGCGATTTGCTGGTAACGGTTGTCCACGTTGATCTCGCCACCAACTGCGGTCGAGGTTGCCTTCGGAACGTAGTTCACAATCGCACCGGAGGTCGTATCGACCGTGGGGGTAGCTGCCTGAGCCGTGATCCGCTTGGCCACGTCGAGCTTGTAGGTGTCGAAGCCAGCGACCATACCCACCTGGCTACGCTCGTAAGCGGAGTCAGACTTGGCGTTCCCGAAGGAGCGGGTAGCTGCTGCCAGGTTCCCTGCCATGCCGTTGTAGTCACGGCTGGAGAGCGCCAGGTAGCGGTCGAAGTCCGGCACACCTTGCTCGTTCATGAGGCTGTCGCAGAGAGCCACGTCGTCGTAGTCACCAGCCGGGGTGGCGGTGGTCACAACGAGCGTGCCCTGGTTAGCGGCAACGTCGAGGACGGCGGTGTTGATGTCGGAAGCAAGCTTCTGACGTGCAGCCGTGCCGAGGCGACCCTCTTGCAGAGCGTCACGCAGTTCCAGCGTGGTCATCGTCCAGGGGACGGCCTTGCTGTAGCCCAGGGTAGCGGGCACAGAAAGCTGGGTCATGTCCTGGTAGGAACCAGCGATGGAGCTACCAGCGGTAGCGTTGATGGACTGAGCGATGTAGGGCATCGGACGCCAGATGGTGTCGCGTGCGCGCTCCATCATTG